TCTGTAATATATTTTTACGGAAATTAGTAAAGTTTGTTTTATTAGCATATGGTCCATTCACATATTCAAGTCCTTTTGTCATCATACCTGAGAATGTACTACAGTCTATCGCCTTATAATGTCTAGTTTTACCACTTCTAGTTACTGCCTCCCATAATGACCCTGCAACGTCTTGGTCAGCTGTACAGCTACCACTAAGCGGAGTATTTGCACTTCTATAGGTAAAACCTTGTGACCATGGTTGGCCACTTGTATATTCATTGTCACACACTCTCCAATATGTTAGCCCAACTTCCACCATTTCATCTGCATATGGGAAATCATAAATTGTGTCCTTGCCTGGAGTTGTTCCTCCACCTGTTGATTCTATAGTGATATATTTATTTGATACATAACCATAAGCTCCATTATAAGTTATTTTATACCATCCTGTCGCATTATCTTTAGCCACTATATTTACTTTTGTGCCCTGTGCTAGTGTTGTAATTATTGCATAACTAGAGCCTGCACCTTTTCTAACGTTTAAGTTGGCTGTGGTAGTACCTACTGCTGAATATGCAGTCTCACCACTACCTACATCAGTACCTGGTTTATCGGTATCGCCTTGTGATGTATTTTCCCCTTCTATAGTCAATACTACATCACCAAAGAAGGCATATTGCTGTTCTTGGTTACTTGATGCCCATAACTCCAATGTATCTGCACCTTTTTCTATTGCTTGTACTATACTTGTTGGCAAAGTAAGAGTTTGAGTTTCTCCCCTTGCAAATTTAACGTTTGAGTCCCAATAATCAGTCGCACCTGCTGAGCCTCCTGTTGCTCTAAATATTGGATGCGGAGTCTTTGAGTCATATCCATGCTCTGTCTTAAGTCTTGTTAATTTTAATTTTAATGTATAGGATTTTTTATTCGCCATAACTGACTGTATACTAGTTATCGGTAATTTTATATAACCTCTATGAGCTTTAAGAGTCTTATATTTACCTTGACCTGTATAACCTTTACGAGCTGAAGTGACCTTACCTGTGCCCTCAACCATTGTGTAAAGGTTTGAAGTCGGTATTGAAAATACATCATTCAAATTAGTACCACTTCCTCCTGATGACGAACCGCTCGAACTATGCAATGTATCATATTGATCATAAGAATATTGACTTTTGATAAATATCGCATTTTCTGCAACATAAACCATTTCTTCATTTGAGTATTTCGGTATTCTTCTGCTTGTAGTCAAAATTGAACCATTGTAAATTGATGCTAATTTATCAACATTACCTGAACACCACCCAAGAGACACATTTGAGCTACCATCTGCTTTTAGACATTGGTCTACCCCAAAGAAATCACAGTCATCAACAACTAAATTTGTTCCTGCTAATCCTTTGATACCAGTAGCTCCCTCAACTCCCTCAAATCTTATACCTCTTATTTCTATATAATCCACGTGTCGAACACTTATTACTGAATCATCTGAAGTCGAGTTAATAATTGGGTACTTATTATAATCAGCTTGAGTAATCTCACCTCCAACAAGTCTTTTATCTGATACATATTCTATAAATATTCTACTAGATAAATCCTCGATATTAAAATATTCACAATTTATAACCACATTTGCCCCAAGTTCTAATCTAAATACTGTACCCATCATGTCTTGTATAACTAAACCTTTTTCATTTATTACACATCCATCTTCTACATGAATTGTAAGTTTAGCATCGAACTTTGTTCCATAATTTTTTATATTTCTCAAAACTGTACTAAGTGAATCAGCCTTGTTATTTTGGTCTCTTCCTGTTCTATCGCCTGTAGCTGTTTTCCCTATATACCAGTCTGATGGGCATCCATTTAGGTCAGCGACTTGAACCACCGCTGGGCAATATAATCTATCTACAACAAACTTTTCAGCATATGAACCTTCTCTATGGAATGAACTTATTGGCTCATCATCATTTGTAAATATTTGAACTCCTTGACCGTCATATACAACATATCCTACTATATTACCTTCACTATCTTGTAAGTTTATTCTTATACCTTCATCTGAAATATCTATAAGTCCTTGTATCATTCTTACAATCGCATCACTACCTACTGAAAAGGTTACATTTCCGTTTCCATCTGTTACTGATAAATTTCTAGCATCTATAAAAGTACCTTTAAGTTTTCCAGCATTAATTACATCTGCATTAAGTGAACCTATAAGAGCGCTTTCTATCGCTGCTTCTTGGAAATATTCCGCAGCATCACTTATTTTTGTAGTTGTTGCACTAACTTCTTCTGAAAAATCCGTAGCATTTCCATAAGTATTTACCGCTCTTACTTTGTAGTACCAAGTTTGTGAGCATTCAACCTCATGTAAAAAAGCACTTGCTTGACCTTTAAAAATTAGGTCAAAAGCATTAGGCGTAAATCCTTGCTCTTGACTTGCATATACCTCATAAGAATAATAAGGCTTATTCTCATACTCCCAACTAAGAGAAACTGTCTTAAATCCAGCTCTATCTATAGTTATAATGGGTATTGCTGGCAATGTATTAGGATAATCTTTTTTATTGTTTTTTATAATCTCTTTTACTTCATCTTTTGTTACAGTATCGTTATTAGATTTATTTATAATTGAGCCTAATGTTGTCTTTGGATCACCTAACTCTATAGATATATATTTATCTGCTAATACGTTATAAGTTGTTTTTATAACTCTAGCTTGGTCTCTAATTTTGTATTTACTGTTAGCTATATAGACACTATCATCCATGCCTATATGCTCCAACTCATATAATCCATCTTCTTTATATTCCTCAGTCTGGCTAAGCGGTTGAAATTCTATTTTATAAGTCATTTTAGGAAGGTCACAGCTATTATCGTTGAAATATTTTTCAGCTAAATTCTTTAATTTTTCTTTTGTTGGAGTTTCATCTTCATCAAATTTATCAGAAAAATCTATCCATTGACTTTTTACTATATCGCCTTCTACATATCTAGATGATTTTACTCCTATTTCGTCAATGTATATAGGAGATTCGTTACCCTCTTCATCTGTAACTGTTGCATAAGGTTTTATAACATTAATTATTTCTGAGTAATCCTCTTCTAATGTAAATCCTGTAATGTTCTTCTTATAAGCTATAAGAGTGTTATCATCTTTACCTCTTCTAGTAAGTACTGATATTGTAAAGTTATCTCTTAGAAGCTTAGGTCCATTACCAAATGTATCTATAAGAGAACCTCTTGTCCCAGCTATAGCAGATAAGCAATCTGTTTTTCTATCAATGCTGTAGTTACCCAGCATTTCTATATTACTTTCAATAGAAAATCTACTGTCAGCATCAGATTTTTGAAGCATATGCTTACCAGCATTTTCACAATTTATATTCCTTTCGTTTATATCTTCGTTTAAAGAGTTTTTAGCTAAATCAAATGAAATATGTTTTGCATATACTGTTACTTGCCCATTTAAAGGTTTGCTTATAGTATCTATCCTAAAAAGTTGCCCTTTTAGACTGTCAGATGCATCAGCTTTTATAAGATTATCTTGTTTTAATGCATAAAAAAAAGAGCCATTGGAAGGATACACAAGCGTTAACTCAAAATCCCCGTTTGATTCTTCTTCAACTTGGCAAGATATAGCATCTACCAATAAACCTAATCCATTGCTTTCATATGTTGTAAAACTATTATCATAAATTCTTGGTATCACTATATCACCGCCATTCTATAATCTATTTTTATTTTAGTAAAACTTGCTCCACTTCCTAAGGACCAAGTTATATTATTATTACCTTCTTCTAGTATTGGAAAATCACTATACATCTTTTGATTTGCATTTACTGTTTTTCCAAGTGAATTAACAGTTGTTGCATTCATCAAATCGCAATTAAGTTGTATATGCCCTTCTAAGGCTTTTAAAATAATTTCTTGATTATTTATATTGATAGTTATATCTCCTGTTGCATACACATCGATAACAGGTCTAGTTTTATATTCATCATTTTTTATTATAGTATTTTTAGTAGTTATTTCTACTGTTTTGCTTTTATTTGAAAATCTATAAGGTTTACATCTAAATTGTGCTTGAAACAATCCAAAATTTTCAATTGCTTCTTCTATATCTACGTCTGAATTGTAAGTACCTAATAGATAAAAATCCATATCCTCACTTAATTGTATTTTTCTAGTTGTTCCATTAAGAAGAAATTTCTTTGCTCTCCTTGCTAATGCTGGAGTAGTTTCAATCTCATCATGCTCGTTTACTATCACACAACTTAGTTTTAGTATAAAATCTTCATATCCATTGTCTACTGTTAATGTTCCGTCTCTTCCTTCTATCTCAATAAAATCTAGCTTTTTAGAAGGTGCAGAAAGGATATTACTTTCATACACCTTTATTCCATAATCTGTACTAATTTTGTCGTCCAAATATAAAACTATTGGATCTCTGTATTCTATAAATTCCATTTCTACACCTCCTTATACTGTTAATACATTTTTTCTTTTTAAATAGAATGCTAAATCATTTGCTAGAGTTTCTATGTCCTTATCATCGTTTATAGTTAAGTTTTCTATATGTAATAAGCTAGCAAAATTACTTGTATTATTTTGTGTTGTTTGAGTTACAGCGCTAACATTACCACTTAAACCTCTAGCAGTTCCTACTAAATCCATTGTAGTTGCATTATTGTTCATAACACTAACTACGCTATTAGCTAGATTTTTAGCTTTCCCAAGTAAACTATTTTCTTCTTGGTCTATTCCGACACCGATACCTTCTACTATGCCAACACCAATTACATCTCGCATGATTTTAGAAGGTGAGTTTATCTTGAATCCTGCCTTAAATCCTTTTACAACTCCGCTGGCAAAATTAGATATTTGGTTTCTGAGCCAACTTCCCGCTCCAGATATACCTCTCCATATACCTTGGACTATCTGCTTACCTATGCTTGCCATTTGCCCTGGGATAGACTTAACTCCACTTACTATTTTACTTTTAAAATCAGATGCAGCTTTTTGTCCTTTTGCCCCAAATTGTGATGCAAAGCTAGTTGCTTTCGATATACAGTTAGATAAGAATGACCATACTCGGCCAGGTAATGCTGACAATGCACTTCCAATTCTACTTACAAATTGACTTCCAGCTTGCTGTGCTTTCGCAATCATTTGCGATGCCCATGTAGTAGCCTTACTGTAAGTATTGCTTAGGAAATTCCACACTCGACCTGGTAATTGTTGAAACCAATTTACAGTATTGCCAATAAATTTACTACCTGTTTCTTGTGCTTTTGATAACATATTACTTCCCCAGCTAACTACATTGTTGTATGTATTTGTAAGCCATTGACCTATTCGAGAAGGTAATTGAGAAAACCATTGTCCTATGGTATTAATCCACATCGGTATATTTGTAGCAAAATAGTTATATGTATTAATTCCCCAACTAGTTATAGCTCCTAATACAAATCCTAATATGTAGCCTATCTTTTCAGGCAAACCACTTAACCAAGTTCCTATTGATGTTATTAAGTTGCTAATCCAAATGGATACACTGTTGTATGTGTTACTTGCCCATAGTTCTATAGATTGCCATAACTCTTGAGCTTTTTCCATTGCTGTTACTTTTATTTGTTCCCATAGTTCCGATATTTTACTTTGAATTTGAGAAACTATTCCCATAGCTTTGCCTAATAAAAATTCACCTAGTTTTCCTATTTCTTCACCTATTACCTCTAATATTCCGACAAATAATTCTCCAATTGCTACAACTATCTGAGGCAATGCTTGTATTATTGCTTGTCCTAATGCTATTACAAGTTGAATACCAGCTTCTATAATTAGCGGTAAATTTTCTAATATGCATCTAGCAATTTCAATAACTAATTTTACTGCAGCTTCTAGTAATGTTGGTAAATTTTCTACTAATGCAACTGCTAGAGTTGTTATAATCTGTGCTGCAGCTTCTATTATTAGCGGTAAATTTTCTAATATGATGTTAATTATAGAACTTAGTGTATTTGTTATTATATCAACTATAGCTGGTAGATTTTGACTTATGCCATTTACAAGTGCAGTTATAATGTATACTCCTGCTTCAATTACTTTTGGCAGGTTTTCGGCTATGATGTTTATTACTGTAGATACAACATTTACTATAGTTTCAATTAATGTCGGTAATGCTTGCGCTATACCTTGCATAATCATTTCAAGCAGTTTAAATCCAGCATCTAAAAATAATTTTACGTTATTACTCCACATTTTTAGCCATGCTTGGATTAATTGTCCTGCTGTTTCTATTAATTTCGGTGCTACTTTCAAGATTCCAGCTACTAAGTTTGATATTATTTCGCTTGCTTTTGACTGTAAAGCTGGTAAATTCTGATTAATCCCTTGAGCTAGGTTGCTAGCTATACTTTTACCGCTTTCTAGCCATTGAGGTAATGATGATTTTACCTTATCTAATCCACTTTTAAATGTATCTGCAAATTGATCTATAACTCCTTTTATACCACCTTTTTTATATGCATTTGGAATAGTTTCTGTAAAATACTTTTCAAGTGTACCAAATACATCCTTTGCCTTTTCTTTTACCGATTGCCAAGCATTATTTACAGTAGTCCTAAATGTTTCATTTGTCTTATAAAGGTGAATAAGCCCAGCGGTTACTGCAGCAATAGGTATCGCAAAAGCAAAAAATGTTGAGGTAGCAGTTCCTATCATTGTGACAACTCCACCGATCATAGTCCAAGCTCCATTGAGGGCAACCATCCAACCATTCCATAATCCAGCACCCATAGAAAGAGGTAATAACAATAATGTCATTGCTGGTGCTAACAAGGCAACTACACTAGCTACTTTTGCGATTATTGGATGTGCCTCATTGAATTTTGTAACCCAGTCAGCTATAACACCAACAACTTTCATGCCTACTTCTAAAACTTGCCCTGCAGTTTCTATCAAAGGTTCGAATGCTTTTGCTAACTTGTTTTTTGTAGTATCCCATAGCTTTTGCAATCCTTCATCTGCTTGCATAGCCGCACTAAATAAAGTTCCATATGCGGTAATTGCAGCAACTCCTACAATTGGAATTGCAAGTCCAAGATTGGCAGTACCAGTAGTCAAACTTCTCATTAACAATCCGTATCTCGTCATATCTCCTTGTGCAAGTCTTACTGCTACTTTCTGAGCTGAATATCTCTTTATAACTCCTTCAACTCTACCGCCTAACGTTCTATATCCTGCAGATAGACGATTTAGTGGCGAAACTCCTAAATTCATCGCTTCACTTAATAATCGGAATTGTCCTGGAGTTGATGCTGGCAATAACATTTCTGGTCTAATTCCATGTGCCTGTAAACCTTGCATACGTTGTGTAAGAATTTGAGTTTGGTCTCCCATTAAACTAGTCATTCTCGCATTAAGTCGTATACTATTAGCTTGTCTTTGAAGTTGCCCCTCTGTAAGTCCTAATTGACTTCTCATGTAGACTTGCCTAAATGTATTATCATCTAGACTTAATGCAAATTCTGTCATCGCATTTCTTGCTTGCATAGCTTCTCTAGAATAACTTCCGTAAGTTCTCGATGCTCTTCTTTGTTCATTTCTAAGTCTATACATTTCTTGATAGGCCTCTCGTGTGGCTTGTGGCACTTCTCCACCAAGTTGATATTCTAATCTCTGCATTTGCCTTTCGAATCTCTGTGCTTCTCGAGTTGTTCTACTGAATTCATCTCTTGTTCTAGATGTCGAACTTGCAATATCATCAAAAGCATCACTCGTACTACTACTTACCTGTCTAACACCATCAAAAGCACTTCTAGCTCTACTAGCTGAATCACTCGTGTTTCGTAATGCATCACTTGCTCCATTTGTAGCTTGTTGTGTATTTCTTAATGTATCACCCATAGAATTAGAACTATTTTCAAACTCCCTTAAACTCTCTCTAGCATCATCTAATGCATTATTCCAGTTATGAATATCGAGATTTAGATACCCTGTTGCTGTCCCTAAGTTTGTATCTGACATTATTTACCCTCCTCTCTTTGTTTTTTCCATGCTTCTGATATAAATGTTTTTTTCTTTCCTGTTTCTTGGTCTATTAGATCTTCACTCCATCGTGGTTTTTTCTTTTCTTCAAGTTGGCTTGATATATACATACAGGCTTCATCGAAACAAAAAGCCACGTATTCATCTTTTATTCTTGCTATTTCACTTGGTAATCTTCTATATTTCTCCGACTGATTAATTATCCTCAATACGTTCTTGCTCTTTACGAAAGCTTTTTAAACCATCAATCCCAGCTTGAACATAAGTAAGAATTGTTGTTTTCATTTCTAGCGGTAATGTTAAACCTATTTCTTTTATTTCCTTATAACTTGGATTTGCTAATGTTTCTTCACATAAAAACTCTAATAATTCCCCTAATTGTTTTAGTGCTGTAACATCTCCATCTATAGTAGCTTTATTTACAGTTTCAGTTTTCCCGTTAAATACTTCTGCTGCTTCTTGTAAAAGAGTATTAGGTATTTTGCCTTCTGTTATAAAAGCTAACATATCTGGTCTTTTTAACTCGGCTATGAGTTCTGTCCCGTCTTCAAATTTACCTAAACTTACTATTTGAGTTTGTTTTACTTGTTTTAATTTGTCTAAGCTTGTTACTTGTAAATTTTCCATTATATCTATTTCCTTTCATAATAAAACCCCTCTAAAATTATTTAGAGGGGTCTATTTTATCTTCTATAGAGATATTCATTTCATCATTTATAACATTTTCTTGAATATTATTTGTTCATTCTGATACTGTATCATTTGGTAGAGCAGTTACCTTTTCTATTGTATAAGGTGCAGTCCCTTTCTCTGGTCTTGACTGAATAGTGTATTCATTTGAATAATATTCACCATCCTTAAAAGATAGAGGTACTGATTTTCCTTTACAACTTGGGAATGTTACTTTTGAAAAGTTTCCAGTATCCCCATCTGTTCCTACTTCTGCAGAATAAACTTCAACATCAAATGCTGTTTTTGATGCATTTTGTCCTACTGGCGGTGCTGTATATTTTTTGAAAGTTTTTCCATCTGTATCGTATTCGATAGTACCTCCCTGAATAACTTTAAGAAGTTCAGGACACATTACATTATCTTTGCAAGTCAAGTCATAACCAAGTACAGTATCTTTAGCTTCTCTATTTGCATATATTTCACCTTTTAATTTTAGCGTTTGCTCTTCACCTTCTGAAACCACTTCTTCTGTTGAAATCTCATCAGAAGTTTTGAAGCTAAAAATATCAGTTTCAGTTACAACTCTAACCAATGACACATCTGATAGTGGCATTTGATTTATTTTTTTTACTGTAGCTGTCATATTTATCTACCTCCTTCTCTATATACATATCTAAAATACGAAAGCTTTGTATAATACGCTTTCATATCGTTATCAATTTCTATTGCATACTTGTCATAATTCTTTCTTAGTTTCCCAAATTTTTTTATTGTATTTTCAACTTGTTTTATATAGGTTTCAACTTTTGAGTATTCGTTAAAAGGATAAAATACCCATAGTTCTATGCTTTCCTTTTTTAAGTTTTTACTACTTGAAGTATCTTCTGTTCCAGCTTCATAAATCAATACATATGGCTCTGTGCAAATTTTATCTTGTTGACCAAGTGAGTACACTTTTAATCCACCAGTTCTAAGAAATCTATATAAATCTTGAAACATTAGCATCACCTACCTTAGAAGTATGCTTAATCCAGCCATAACCTGTGGACCTATTTCATTTATTGTTGGCATTATAATTGGATAAGGTTTTGCCCCAGGATGATTAACTCTTCTAACAGGATGACTAGCGCCTTCCCAATATAACCAAGGATTTCCAGTTATAACGTGTGGCGATGTTCCTTTTTCTAGATATATCCCATAATTAACTCCATGCGACAATGCAATACTTAATAAATTCTCATTTTTCCATTCCCATGATGCATTAAGTCTATTTCTAGCATCGTGAGTTCTATTGGTCCAAGGTTTATTTCTTCTTGCATTATTTTGGAGTTTTAGAGCTGAGCTATTAGCATATATTTCTAGTGCTGCTTTTGTCCTATTTCTCTTTTGTTCTAGCATATCTGTTAACTCGTCTATATTCATGTTGAAATTACTCATTGTAACTCACCTCTTGTAATCTCATATCCATATAAATATCCATTTTATTTACGTTTCCAAGGTCCTTAATTTGATATTTATAGCCATTTATATATATATAGTCATCTTTTTGTATGAGCTTAGCAGTCTCATCATAAGCAATTAAAAAATATATATTTTCCCCTTTTATCACCTCTGCTTTATTTTGCAAGGTTATGTTTTGGCTATACTGATTATTTGATTCATGATATAAGCCTTCTAGCTCGCATACTAATTCAAGTAAATCTGACTTTTCTCCAAAGTCATTGGTATAAGCTCGCTTAACTACTGCTTGAGAAGGAAGCTTCTTTATTGCTTTTTTAACTTTTGCTTTAATTTTTTCTTTATTTATCATAAAATTTTACTTCCATTCGGTCTGTATTTTTTAGCAAGTCTTACCCAGTAATCTTTATTATTAGGTAGTGATAGCCCGCCTGGTAAGGCAATACTATCATCTTCTGCTTTAGCTAGAAGGCATTCATAAGCAGTTTTATTTATATCATTGTCATTTTGTTCTAAATAAAATTGGAGTTGTTCATCAGTAAAAAAGGGAGAATCACTCTCCCTTAGAATTAGTTTTAATTTTTCTATATCAGACATTTAAATCACGACCTATTATTTTTTAAATTTAGCAAGTACTATTTTAGCATCGTTAGTTTTAGCTACTCCATAGTATTTAGCAGTTGTTAAATCATGTATTTGTTTTTTAGGGAACCATTCATGATCTAAAGAAGTATCTTTTTTAAGGAAGATTGTTATTGCTGGTAATTCATCTTCTGTATATTCTGTTTCAGGACTATCTGGCTCCATTTTTAATATTGGATTTAAATAATATTGGTTAGCTGCTGCCACTGCATTAACTTTATCGCCTACTTTTAAAGTAGAACCATCTAAAGTTTTCTTTTTATATTCCGCTAAGTTACTTGATGATATTTCAACTGTACCGCTATCATTTTTTTCTGCTTGAACTAACATAACTTTTTTAGATTTTTTAACCCAGCAACCAGCTATTTTACCTATAGCTCCGTTTACTGCTACTCCAGCAGTGAATTTATCAGCTGATAAGAAGTTAGAATCCTTTAGCAATGTTGCTTCTTGTTTTGGATGTATAAACATAACCTTTTCTATTCCATCTTCTTCATCTTCGAATTGTGTTACTGCATCAACTATACCACTGTAAGATATTACAGCTAATGTACCTCCAGCTACTCTATTAGTTCCAGTATAAGCAGCATCTAATACATCATTATCAACTTTTTGTGCTATAGATTTTGCTAATTGTGTTTCAGCTTGTGCTACTGGATTACCTAATCCACTATTAATAGATTCTTGAGTTATAGATACAGCTTTCATAGCTTTTTTTATTGTAAAAGTAGTTGACCCAGCTTTTAATCCTACTGTTCCGACTTCTTCACCTTCAGCTACATCTTCTGCATCTCCTATGTATTCCCAGCTTGGTGTTGTTTTTGTATCCCCTGGAACACCTTGTAATGTTGTATCAACTTTTGCATATGGTGTTATTTTACAAAGTGCTTCTACTTTTGCACCTATCACTGGCCCCATAACCTCTGGGTTTATAATATCTGCTAATTTTGTTGTTGCCATATATCCATCATCTCCTATTCATTCATTAATCTGTTGAATTCTTCTTTATTGTTGTTGTAAAATTCAACTCGTTTACTGTAAGGCATTTTCATTAAATCTGCCTTTGTTACTTCTCCAGCACCTCCACCAACTCGTGGATGATTACCTGTTCCCCCAGTATTACCTGGTGCTGGATTTGATGTATCAAATAAATATCCATCACTTTCCTTTAATGCAGTTAATTGCCCTTCTAAGCCTTCTAATTTACCTTCATTAAATTTTATATTATCTAAATCTAGTAAAGCTTTTAAAGCCTTAGCATTCTTACATTTATTGTCTTTTAATGCACTGTCTAATGCATAATTAAAATCCTTTTGTGCTGATTCTTTTTTCAAATTTTCTATTGTGGCTTCATGATCTTGTATTGTTTGTTGCAATGCTTCATTGTCTTTATTATTTTTCTTCAACTCTGTTATAGTTGTATTTGCAGCTTTTATTTGTTCATCTAAATCAGCCTTTTGACCTTTTAACTTTGTATATCTTTCGTCTGCATTTTCTAAAGATGTAGTATATATTTTTTCTTCTTTCATCTTTGCAGTAATGTTATTTATTTGTTCATCTGTTAAGCTTTGTGCTTTTAATATCTCTTTAAATTCCATATTTCCTCCTATATTTACACTTTTTACAAGTCCGTTTCTTGAATATAGTTTTTAGTTTATTCTTTTACGTCTACAAACTAAAAAAAGACATAAAAATAAGGCTTTACAGGCCAAAATATGTAAGTGCTAACCAAAGTGCTATCCACCATAGTCTATTACTTATTTTTTCTAATATTTTTATTAATTCTTTTATTGATTTATCATCCATAAAAATATTATCTCACAATCTTTTTATTTTCCCATTTCTTATAAGCATCAAAGTACATTTCTTTTTTATCTCCGTTATATGTACATTCATAATACATTCCGTCAAATAAAGTTGTACTTAATAATGCCTTGTTATTTTGGAGTGTTTTGCAACACCAAACCATAAATACGTCATCTTTTGTTATTTGTTTGTTATCTGATTTATCTAAATGATTATTGGTATATTTTACAACTTCATCTTTACACCAATCTAAAAATTGTTGTTCGTTCATAAAGTCCTCCTATCTTCTGGTATCATCTTTTAACCTCCCATGCTTCAAACCATTTATCAAGCTTTTCATTTTTATCACCATTAACCCAGCCTTTTAACTCTCTAGCTATATCTTCTAAATCATCTTCTATGACTGGTAATAGTGTACATCTGCCAAGTGGATGGTCTAAAGGTACTTTATTTTTATCAAATTTCTTTCCGTTTCGTTCTTTACATAAATCGCATACATTATCGTCTGTTCCGCTTAGCCATTCAACTTTTTCTACAAATGGATTATGCTTAGCACTTTGCCTTGTTGCTTCTTGGTATGCATGATTTATATATGTATTTGCTAATCTATATGAATTAAATTCAACCTTGTTTTTGCTTTTAGGATGAATAGTAAACTTTTCGTATTCCTTTAAATAATCTGGATTACAATAAACCTCTAAGTCTTTAGCTATATCTTTACTGTTTTTACCAGTAATAAAACCATCTGTAAGTATATCGTTTATTGTTTTTACAGTCTTGTTGTGATTGCTCCAAAGTCTGTCAGAAAGTTTTATGTTATCTCCATACATTTTGCCTGTAATAACATTGTCTAAAACTTGCTTATTCACTTTAATAAACATATCTTCAAAGCTACTAGAAAGAGGTTTACATAAATCACTGTAAAACTCTACTTGGCTTTGTGTATAGCCTTCTACGGTGTTTACAATAGCCTTTTCTATATCTTTATTAAGTCTTTTATTAAGCTTCTTATATTCCTTTTCTAGATACTTAGCAGTTTGTCTTAAATAGTCATATGTCATCGTATCTGGATTAACTAGAGCCAATCTTTTAATCAAATTATTTGCTACTCTCTTATATGCTTTTTTTATTTCTCTAGTCATCTCTTTTTCAGTTTTATTCTTTTGTTTAAAAAAATTATTCAACTGGATCACTCATTCCAGATACATAACTTTCTTCTAACATTTCTCTTTCTAATGCTATTTGTTTTATTTCAGCATCAGCCACATCATCTGTAACACCTTGCCATTTCTTGATGAATGTTTTTCTAGACATAGCCTGTGCATTTACTTGTTGCAAGTCTAATGTCTTTTCTTCGTCTTCATCTTCCTGTAAAGGATAGTTATTTTCTACTGTAACAGTATAATCAAGCTGCGGTAATTTCTCTATTTGATATACTTCTGTAATTTCAAGTATTGCTCTTATTAACCACTCTAAAGCTGGTCGCCATGCCATCATCTTCTCTTCACATCTAGTAATAAGTTGCCAATACAGTGCTTTCATAGTTTTGCCTGATGTCATCATACCTTTTAGCTCGTCATTACTTAACATTGGAATATTTAGCATCTCATACATATCTAACTTGATACGTTTTAGAGAGTTTTCTATCTTGTCTCCATAATTAAAATCTGTCGGTATTGTATCTAGTGTAGCTTGTTTCCCTTCTGCTGTAGGGTCTGTTGGTACGTCCCAAAATGCTCCAGGCTTTAGTTTAAATTTTTCAGATGCTTCTGGGTCTATGTCGATACCATAAATAATCCTATCCATACCTTTTCTAAGTGTGTCTACATCTTCTGAGGATAGTCTGTTGTATTGAATTTGATTGTCTAGAAGCTCTTTTACATCAGATTCTCCGAACGGGTCTCCACTTAGTCCATCGTTTATTACCACATAACAAGGAATACCGCTTAATTGTAAGTCTACATCTACGTTTATAGGCTCTATTAATATCCCATTACCATTGTAGATGCCTTCGTTAAGAATACATCTACCATCTATCATTTCATACTTTTGCTTCCAAATACGTTGCTTGTCTTTTTCAACTTCCTTATTTGTCTGATAGAAGAATATTATCTTTTTAAGTTCGTTAGGATTTTCCTCGTCACTCTCGTAGATAAATTCCAAGCTAGGTAAAAACATTATCCTAATCTCTTTTGTATCTTGGTTAGCATATAATTTAATAGCAGCTCTTTTACCGATAAAGCAGTCTCTAGCACCTTTTACAAGTTTTTCTGAGAATAGATTATCTTTTAATATTTTATCTAGATAAAGATTTATTCCTTCAGCTTTATCTTTATCAGCATCGGTATCATTTTTAGGTTGAATGTATAACTCTGGAGTCTTACCGAATAAAAATCTAGATTCTTCTTTTATAAGTTTCTTGATGATATTTGTTTTCTTTTCTGTCTGTGTATAGTCTTTTTCTTCTGTCTTATCTATAAAGTTTTCTCGACCTTCATATATGTCATACAGTCTTAGTATATCGTTCATTTCTTGTAATACTGCCGAGCCATACAATCCAGTAAGTTCAGCAGTAACAAACTCTTGATAACTATTAAGCATCTTGTACCCTCCTTTCTATCTACTATTATTTATTCTTACTTTTCTATTTCCAACTACAGTAAAGAAATAATATCTCATTTGGTCCATACTGTGATCATATTCTTTAACTGGTTTATCTTCTCCAGCTTTACTTGAATCACTATCCCATGAATAAGATGCTATCTCTTTTAATGTTTCAACACAATCTTCATCAATTAAAAGTTTATCTTGAACCATAAAGCTAGCAGTAAGTCTTATTCCATCTAATACATCATTTTTAGCTTTTTGAACTCTATATCCCCTTTTTCTTAATTCAGCAATAAAAGAAGCTGCAGAAGGGTCAACAATTATTCTCTTAACCTTATAATCACCAATAAACTTTTCTAAATCATCTGCATATTGTGTATCCGTCTTTTGTATTCCTTTATCTCGACCACTGTAGTAGTATTCCTTAATTAATACATGCTTACCATCTGTAGTTTTACCCCATAAGCCAAATACAGTTGCATTTTGAGTACCATAGTCGCATGATATATAATATTCTTTGTATGAAAATTCAGTAGCATCACAAACATGCTTTTCTTTATCAAACATAGAATATATAATTCCTTCTGCAACTACCCATAAACCTAAAATATAACGTTTAAAGAATACTCCAGAATACATAGATTTATATCTATTTTTTATCTTCTCAGATAATGATAAATTGTCATCCATTGTAAAATGCAAATATAAAATATTCTTTTCTTCTTTTTTATCTATCCAATTAAGTTTAAACCAATGATATGGTCCATCTGGGTTGCAATTGAAGAAAAATTTACTTCCCTCAACTGAACAACGACCAGTAGCTTGATTTACAAAACTCTCAGGCATCAATGCCACTTCATCGAAGAATACTCCAGCTAAAGTTATACCTTGTATAAGGTCTTGGCTTCGTTCATCTTTGCCACCAAAGATATAAAAATAATTTGTTTTATCTCCTTTGGTTACAATTAATAAGTTATCAGCTCTTTTATCCTCTGTTTTATAACCTCTAGATTTAAGCATTAGCTTCAACCAAAATAAAACATTCCTTCTAAATGAGCCTATCGTCTTACCACACATGCCAAAGTTTTGACCATTGAAGTTTTCCATTGCCCATAAAGAAAAGCTTAATGACATTGAAATAGTTTTACCACTTCTTATAGCTCCGTCAGCTATAATTCCATCTTTATCATGTACAGGTGAAGCTGGTAACCACCAAGTCAGCACCTTTTTTTGCTTTTTAGAGAAAGGGCTAAATTTTATAACTGCTTTTTTAATGCCTAAGTTTCTAGATGATTTCATTTTGTTAACTTTACTTCTTAAATCTGAAATATGTCTCTTGATATTAATCATCGTTCCATACCTCGTCAACTTGCGCATTTAAAGCATCTATAAATCCATCATCCTCGACAGGCCCTTCATCTCCACCTTGTTTTAATATAGCAAGTTCAGTTTTCATAACTTCTAAATCTAATTTAGCTTCGTCTACATCAAACTTATGTAATAAATCAATAGCTTTTTGTTTTTTCTCTTGCACTCTAGTTAATGCTTCTTCTATATTTTGGATTTGATTTAAAGCAGTTTCAAATTCTTTAAGATCTGTATCCGCATCTTTTTCAATGCCTGTTTTGTAAGACTTTAATGTAATTTCTTTGTTTTTTAAATCAGCTATCCTTTTAAGCATTCTTCTTTCTCTGACTGTCAGTAGTTGAATTTCATGAATTAGTAAATTTCTTTTTTCTATCTCTATGCTATCAACTAATTTAATTTCGTCATCTTCTAAAGTGTCAAAGAATATACTTTCAAATTCTCCTGTTGTGACCGCGTTTTTATTATTTGGCCTTGCTTGTAAGGGATAAGATTCTTTTTTTAATCTAGAATTAGCTTTTTTACTAGCTTTCCTAGTTTTTTTTGCATCTATTTTATTTGTTGTACAACTTTGTTCTGATTGTTGTACGACTTTGTTCCATTTATCTCGACTTTTCCAAACTGCTATTACTTTTTCATCTTCATTTAGCATACTAGCAATTTCTCTATTAGTTATATTCCCATTATGTTGTTTATATATCTCGAGAGCTTTGTCTCTACTTGGGCTTCTAGCTCTTGCCATGCATCACCACCTCGTTATTTTTCTAATTTATTTATCAATTTATTTCTATATCTATTATCATTCGTTAATCTAATAAGACTTTCTATATCTCTTTTACTTAGCTTATCGTCTATCTCTCTTTTTATAGCCATAATAACCAGTATCTTAGCTTTATAAAAATTATTTATATGTGTATGTCCGTTTTCAAATTTCTTGTTTGTATTATGTACAACAAATCCGTCACTACATCTATAAATTGAATACTCTTTTCTTTGAAATATTTTTCTACTCATTTAGATCAACTCTTTCTTTGCACAACAAAAGGAGCCCATGAAGGGCTCTTTTTCAAATTGAGTATGAGATTAAAATCTGTTTCTGTTGTTGTATGATAGTAATTACAATTAGCAAGCTACAGGATTCGAACCTGTATCACATGGGGGAGTGATTTCCATTACTTGCACGTTGCTGAGGTTTTACCCCCAGCCATTTCCTGTCATAACTAAGTTGTTAATTATATACTTAATACTTAAGGAGGGCACAAGTCTGTGCCAAGAAAAAACCAATGTTTTAAAAAACTGTAGCAATTATACTAGTCAAATAGGTTACCAAGCTATCTGACATTCAATAAGAGTTCGTAAAGAAAACAACCTTTATATTTTCCTATAATACAAATATACTATAGTTTTCTGTCCAAAAAAGGAACTTTTACGGAAATTATGAGGTAACTTTACGGAACTTTTACGGAAATCATATAAGTGATTTTATTTTATTTATTATATCGTTTCTCATAATTCTACATTTTTTATCTGAGTAACCTATTTCTTCTCCTACATCTAACCAGCTTGGTGCTTTTTTTCTATTAGAGAAATATCTAAAGCTAACAAGTCTTTTCTCTTCTTCTTTTAGCAGCTCTAATGCATTTTCTATTTTTCTAATTTGTCTCTCTTTTTTATGTATCTTATTTTCTATTTCTATTATCTGTCTCTCTTTTGCAAGTACTTCATTTTCAACTGTATTGCTTATGTTATTTGTTTGTCCTGTTCTTTCATCAGCATAGCTAATAGCTTTGCATCCCTTGTAATCTATTTCTAGATATTCTAAATCTATTTTTAGACTGTTTAACTCTATTTTCATAGAGTTGTAATTATATAACTTACCTTCTGCATCTGAAAATGTTTTATCTTTTTCTATTGTTTTACTAGCCATGCTCCCACACTCCTGTTATAATATTATTAAGGAATTTGTCGGAATGTGAAAGCATTCCTTTTTTTATGTCAATTATTTGTATCTTACATGCATAATCTACTCACTATCCATGCACCAATAACCACTATGATTATTGCATCTGCTATTGCTCTATTCATCTTTTTCCCTTTCTATTTCCCATTCTTCTGGAATAGCTACCTCTTGGCAACTATATCCTAATACCTTAGATATTGAGCAACCTTCACAATCTTCATTGCTACTGCATTCTTTTTTTATTGTTAGTAATGCTTGCTTTACTTCTTCCATTAATCTTCCTCCAATAAGTTTTTATTCTCGTATATATTCCCTATAACTGTACCAAATTCAACTTGGGCATCACATATCAATTCTTCATCTCCATCTGCATAATAATCAAAATAGCAAACAAAGAATGCTCCTCGTTTATATACTATTTTTCCTATATGTTCCCACGTTGAACCTATTTCTCTATCGTCTACTCCTTCTAATCTTATTATATCTCCCTCATATATTTCTTTGCCGTTAGCATCTTTATAACCTGTATATTGTCCAGCACTTTCCTTATCTACAATAAATACTTCTCTAGTACCAGCTGTTATGTATGCATTAGATGAACCATCTATAAAAATTGATTGATGTAATCCATAACCATAAACCCATCTTTTATCGAATTTGTCATATCCTCTGAATTTAATTTCTCTCATTTTTTATTTTCCTCCTATCAAATGAATTGTATTGTTTTGCTTATGATGATCATATATAGTAACATCTTTTCTTTTTATTTCTATAACCATGTTATATGTGTATCTATATTGTATTGAGGATAACTCAAATTTGATTATCTCTAATTTTTTAGCTTCAATTTGTCTTTTCATAAATTCAATATCTATATCTTTTATTTTTACTCCTGGTACATATATTGGTAATATTATTTTTCTATAATTATGATTTTTCATAGCATTAATAATCGGATTTACTACTCTCTCTTTATACATTGTCTTTATAGCTTCTTCTCTATATGTATACTCTTGTATTTCTTCATCTTCATCTAACATAGTCAATATTACATTTCTTACCCTCTCTGGTCTTAAATTGCAGTTCTTGCAATTAAAAACTAATAATGCACTTCCTCTTAAAATTCTTATAAAGTTATCACATCTACAATCACATTCTTTATGCCAGATGCCCTTTTTTATCTTTATTCTTTTATTCATATAGTCCCTCCAATTCCTTTTCAGCTAATTTAATTGCTTCCAATGTGCTATATCCCTTTTCTATGTATTTCTTAGCCAGTTCGACTAATTCTTTGTATCTTGCTAATATCAATCAATCACCTCCTAAAAGAATGTAAGTTGTTCATAATCAACTTGTTTTATTTCTTCTTTTTCAAATTCTTCTGCTGGATCCTTCCAATAAATTCGACCGCATGTATAGCAACATTGATTTGTATTGTCACAATCTTTACAACATTGATTTTTACAAATTCTATTTAAATCAAGTTCTTCGTTGCTTTCTATTTGTTCCAGCAGCATTAACTCTTTTACCGAATCCATTCTCTCACAGCCTAAAGTTGTAAGATTTTCACATTCAAATTCCATTTTATTCACCTATATATTTAGATATTTTTTTATTACCTGTATAGCTTCTTCTGAGCCATTACATCTAACAGCTTTATATCCGTAACTATTTAGTTTTTCTAGCCATTCCTTTTGTTCTTTTGTCATGCTCTTTGTTTTATCTGCTTTTAATTCTATGAATAATCCTGCATATTTTTTATTAGGTACTAATAGTCCTAAATCTGGAAATCCTTTCGCCATACCCATTCTTTTTAATTCTGCTCCGTATCTAGCTGATCTCTTGCTTTCATTTGGGCAATGAAATATCATTTTAAGTTCTGGATATTTGCAAGATTGTAAGTTGCACCACTGGATTATCACCTTTTGTTCTTGTGCTTCTGTTACTCTTTGCTTACTTGTTTTATTTTTATCTGCTCTTTTGATTCCTTCCATTGCTGTGTTGTCTGTGTAACCTTCTGCATTTTTATTTAGCTGATATCTCTCCATATTCCCTCCTATTTTGCTGTTCTGTATGGTGCTAACATTGTTACTAATTTATGTACTAATATTTCTTTGTCTTTTGTTATTTTCGCCTCACTGTTTATCGCTGGTCCTCTTTTTTCTTCTGCACGATATTCTTCTCTACAAGTATTACTACAAAATCTTTGATTTGCTCTATTACTTGTAAATTCTTTGCCACAATAATCGCATATTTTTTTATTAGCATTTTTTATGAAATTTATTTCCCATTCCTTTTTATACGGAATACTTTGTCTTATAGCTGATGCTACAGCTCCAGCGTATATTTTCTTGCCATATACACCTGTAAGATACTTCGCTACTGCATTTTGGCCTGTAAATTCTAATACTTCTCCAGTTTTTATATTTTTCACTTCGATTATATTTTTTTCCATTACTATTCACCCCTTTTCTTTACTTCTTTTGTTTCTAGTGATTTCAAATAGGCAGCTAATTCTTCAGGACTTAGTTTGTATTCTTTTACTTTGCTGCATTTTTTCTCGCTTTCGTAATTGCCTTTTAAAATAATCTCTCCTGGTTGAAAATAGTAAACTCCACCTTGATTATCTCTAGTTTTAACTTGTTTTACATTCAGATTTCTCACTGATGATTTTTCTTTTCTAGTGCATCCACATGATTTTGTGTTTCCAGATTTCAAGTTGTATTCTCTGACGGATACTGTATTTCCGCAGCTACACTTACATATCCATTTTCTTCTACCACTTGATTCTTGATCTAATTCTATTACTGTAAGTTTGCCAAATACTTGTTCAGTTAGGTCTGGAATTTCTCTAACAAGTCCCATTTCTTTTACATATTTTTTTATAGTATTTTTATTTCTATTTAACTCATAAGAGATGTTTAGTATGCTTAATCCTTTATTGTATAATCTCTTTATCTTTTTTCGTTCTAAGTCTGATAGTCTTGTTGCCATTTGATTATCCTCCTTCTGGGGGCTTGTTTAAGCCCCTGTAGTTACTTCATAGTTTTTATATGCCCCAATAAACGTCCTTGAACTTCTGCAATGGTTTTTATTTCCTCATAAGTGCTATTTTTCTTGCATTTTTCTAGTTCTAAAACAATTAGTAATTCTATTTCCTTTGGTGTTTTGCCATAAAATCCTAACTCTTTTATAAGTTTTATGGTTTTTTCGTTGTAATTTTTATACAGTTCCATCTCCGCACCCCCTATTTATTTCCTATAGGATAATACATTAATTCCTTTCCGCAGAACAGATAATATCTAGACCCTTTATCTCCATCTCGATTCTTATCCAAAATGACTTCAACTAATGTATAGCCTTTTTCTTTTTTATCTCTCATGCTTTCGATAAATTCTTCTAGTCTAGTACCTTCATTAAAACCTGTTCTTTTCCATGCTTGTTCTAATTCCTTCTCTTCTGTAACTTCATGTATGTAAACCACTTGATTACTATCTTGGTATATTGCCCTTGATTCTCTACAATAAGTTTCTCCATGCGGTCTATAATTTCCAGTACCTTTATCCGCTAACTGTGTTAGTTGTATTACTATCATGTTGAAATCTAATGTTATATTCTTTAATTCCCTCGACAATTCCGCTACCTGTCGTTCTCTAGAGACTTTTGTATCTGTTGGAGTTAATAGTTGTACATAATCTACTATCAGTACGTCTGGCTTATACATTCTTAGTGCCTTTTTAATTTGTGCTATCGTGCTTATACTATCGTCTATTCTCAACTTATCTGTATTCAAACTTTCCATAGTCTCTATTATTTTCTTGGTTTTGCCTGAGGATAACTCTCCACTACGATATTCTTGTCTTGTTATTCCCGCGTAACTTAGTAAAATTCTCTCTGCTACTTGCTCCTTGCTCATTTCTCTACTAACTATTAGGACTTTTTTGCCCTGTTTTAACATATTAATAGCCATTCTTAAGCTCATAGCGCTTTTACCAACTCCACTTTTAGCTCCTATAGTAAGTAATTCTTTTTTAGCTAGGCCACCTTCTGTTAGCTTGTCCACTATTTTTATTCCAGTTAATACACGTTCTATCTTTTCCCCTAACTTGTCAAACATATTTGCTATTATAGAACTTAATGCATTATCTTCATCTACTTCTTTATTTACCTTTGTGCCAGTTTCAAAAGTGTTAATGCAAGTATTTATATTTCTCCCTGTTTGAATCCCTTCTATAAGGCTTTTAGCAAGTTCTATCGTGTCTCTTTTTTGTTTCATTTCTTTTATTTCACCAATATAAAACTCTATATTACTTGCTGTTGTAGCATATTGGTTTAAATTCGTTATATACATCATTTCAACTGTATTATCTATTTGTTCTATCTTATTTACTAAACTTATTAGATCAATCGGTGATTTTTCTTTATCCAGTAGCTTCATTGCTTTATAAATAACTCTGTTATATTCGAAATAAAAAGTTTCTTCCGATAAATCCTGTATTACTTCAAATAAGTTAGGTTCTAACAATACCATCCCGAGAACTATTCTTTCATATTCTAAATTGTATAAATAATTGTTCATAAATCCTCCTATTCCCCAGGTCCATTTATCAAGTCTAGCAAGTCTAATGATGATTCGATTTTTGTAGTTGGTTGAACTGATTCACTTGGTTGGTAGTTTTCATCTAAATAATCTATATAAGCTCCATTAAAAAATGTGCTTCCATGTTTTATATATTGCTTGTCTGTATTTTCTTTTTCTTTAGCATATCTTTTTACCGCTCTTTCTAATTCTTCTGCACTTATCTTTTCTTTTGTAAGTATTCTTTTAATGTACTTATATGCTTTAGCTTTATCTTTCTTATTAGGATATAATTTCCATATATTATCTATAACATCTAAAGAAATAACAGTATCAGTAGTATTTATACTGTTACTATTTATACTGTTACTATTTATACTGTTACTATTAGTGTCTTTGTTTTCGAGGTCTCGAATTTCGGTGTCTCGAGCTTCGGTGTCTCGAAATTGAAGACATCGAAGAATTTCTTGTCTATCTCTTTCATCCATTATGATTTCATATATATTTTTTGATTTTAAATTTCCGTTTTGAGTATTGGTTACCTTGATATATCCTGATTCCTTTAGCAGATCTAGATATTTTGTAAATCTG